GTTGAAAGGTATGCTAGTTGCAAAACTGGCGTATCCATCTCAATTGACGAACTCGGTCTCCCTCGCTGTTTTAAGGGAGTTGATGGACCAAAATCTGTCGACTCATTAAGAACAGATATCGAGACTTCAATTGCTCAGCTTCTCTCTGGAGAAACTTCCTATGTACTGCTTCCTGACATTGTTAAGGCGATCGATGACTGTATTGATGACTCGGACCCCGATGCGACTCCAGGCATCCCCCTGAACTTTTATTGTTCAAAGAAGGGTGTTTGGTGTGAAGATCGGAAGTCGATGATTCTTTTAGTTTTGGATCGTCTGAAACATATGTTGGATTTCAATGGTAAAATCGTAACCGGTGTCGACCTAGTGGATGCTAGATTATGTGACCCCATCTACACATTCATCAAAGATGAACCTCATAAAGAGGAGAAATTGGTGATGAATAGACTGAGGATCATATCTGGTGTTTCGCTTGTTGACAATCTTATCGAACGTCTGCTTTTCAGCACTCAAAACAACTTTGAGATTGAGATAAACGAACACATTCCGTATAAACCCGGAATGGGACTCCATGACGAGGGCCAAGAAAAGCTCTTTGATTGGTTTTCCAAGCTCCAAAAGGAGTATGAAGTTTGTTCTTCCGATGTCAAAGGCTGGGACTGGTCAGTAACAGGTTATCTGCTCGACGCAGATCTACAATATCGTTGTGGGTTTGTGAACAGTTGTGAATCTTGGATTAAACTGGCCATGATCAGATTTGAATGTCTGAAGCTGAAAGTCTTCCAACTACCAACGGGTGAAATGTTCTCTCAGAATGTCCCCGGGATACAATGCTCTGGGAGCTATCCGACCTCATCAACGAACTCTCATATGCGAGAGATTCTTTCAATTATTGCTCAATTAAATTTGGGTTGTGATGAAGAGTCTTCCGCTGAGGGAGGACAGATGGGAGACGATGCTCTTGAGCGTTATCTCGATGGGCTTCTGGAGGAGTATCGCCGGTTGGGGTTCACCGTAAAAGGTGTGGAAATCATGGATCCTGGAAGGTTTTCGTTTTGCTCTACAGCGTGGGACAATGCACCTCATGGAAAACCTGAGTCTTGGGCTAAAACCCTTTTCCGGTTTCTTCACAAGTCGCCTCTTGATCCTATGTATGAGGAATATCGAAGACAATTCAAACGTGATCTCCGTCATCATCCTGACGTTGATGAGTTGGTTAAGCGAGTCGATGAGTTCAGACTGTTGTATGCGTAGGCAACAACAGCCGGGAGACACCGTATACAGAACGAGTGTGTACACTTAGGATAACAAGTACACTATAAGC